ATGACGCATACGATCGTCAGACAAATTAGAAAGAGAGATGAGAGCAGACCTACGCACACCGCCAACAACAACAATCTCAGCAACCTTACAAACAATGTCATGGCACTCTAGGCTGGTAAGCTTTCTACCAGCAGCCCCTTTGAAGGTGGCAACAGTAAACTCAAAGAGCCTAACCAAAGGATCAGGACCACTGCTCCTACCGCCAAAAGTTTTGAGACGTTCACCTTTTTCCCTGAGTTTTGATACATCCCAAGTAGGAACTTGACCTGAATATAATAAACTAACAAGTTCGCGGAAAGCTTTAGCCCAGCCAATCTTACTGTCTGCCACATGGATTGTAGTTTCTGTTTCATAAAAGTCCTCACTTATTGTTGGAAGTTTAGCAACAGACTGACGCTCCACGGAGAAGCCTACACCTGTGCCACACATTAGTACGTAAAGTATCTCATCGAATACTCTAGGGTTATCTACGGCAACGTAGCTACAGTTAAAGCCAGCCATGTTGTCTCGTTTAAGTGCCTCGCCCGCTGTCATTAGACAACGCATTGATGGCATTACTTCTTGCTTGTAGATTGCACTAAACAATTCAATAGCAAGTTTATCATCTATCTGTCCACGCTCTAACCAGAAGTCTATGTAACGTTGAACAGTTTCTTTCCAAGTCTCTCTACGCCCATCTTCTTCCCGCCACCTAGCGTAACGGGATTTGTGTATGTATTGTTGATATGAATCCATTATCTATTATCTCCTGAACCTTTAAGCGTGTCGTTAATCTTACGCTTGTAAAGTTTGTTTAAATTATTAAATGCAATATCACTCAGGTTCAGCCCCGCTTCGTCTGTCAGCATGGCTAGATACCAGAACACATCTCCTAGTTCTGATGCTAGTTGTTCTTTAAAGTTAGCTGGCTCTCCGTCCCTAATCTTTTTCTTAACCTTCCCTGCTACTTCACCAGCCTCGCTTGCTAGACCCATAGTTAGGTACACTAGCGATGAGTCTTTAGGGAAGACGGCTGTGGCAGCACACTTACTTTGATACCAATCAAACCCTTCAAACATTCCTGTAATTTGTTCATAACTTGCTCCGCCTAAATCGTTACTCATCCCCAGTTCTCCCCTTCAGTTTCTTCCATTAATTGAATCATTTTGTTTAAGTACCAGACTGCTTTCTTGGCATCCTCTATAGGTTTACCTTTGTTCCACATCCTAGCACCAGTATATTTAATCACGTTACCTTGGCAGTATGAGATAGCATCAAACTTGCCTAACACATCTACAATGTAATCTATCGTCTCTATCTCACCAGCATTGTAGTGCGGTGGGTTATTTATTTGATCTACCTTTTCCATAACTTTACCTTCTTTGTTTTAAAATTGTATTCCCCGTCACGTAGTATCCGTGCGAGCCTTGCGTTCTCGATGGCTATCTCTTCGCCTAAACCTTTATCTGCAAAAGCATTAACAACTGTCTGCCATGTTGCACCATTCTCTTGGAGCAGCTTATCTGCTGTCTTCGCTCCAACAGTAGGGCAACCTTTGTAGTTGTCCGTTGAGTCACCGACTAGTGTTTGATATAAGAACCAGTAGTCAGCTTCCTCTTCATCTACTTCCGTAACCTTACCATCTAGTAAGTGGTAAGCAGGGATAGTGAGTAAGTCTTTATCTGCTGACCAGATCACTGTGTTCTTATCCGCGCTGCCTAGTATTCCTAATAGGTCATCAGCCTCTAGCCTGTCCTCAACTTTGCCATTGAATTTATCGCCTAGATATTTTTTAGCAAAATTCAGAAGCATGGGTCTGCGTGTCCCTTTACGGTTAGCCTTGTAGTAAGGTGCTACCTCTTTGCGGTACAAGTTGTCACCAGACAAACAGGTTATAATCTTATCGCATCCTGACTGCTCTTTAATCTCATTCATAAACACAGACATATTCTGTATGACATCTTGCTCGAAGGCATGCATTGTCCATAGACCCTCACCCCAATCAATAGGGGTCTCCGCAACTACTGCTGCTTTGTACGCAACAATGTCACCGTCTACTAATAATGTTCTATTCTTCATCTTCATCCTCCAATGCTTCAAACAATCTATCCATATCATCACGCTGCATCTGCAAACCGTGTCTTGATAAAATGATCTGTAAGATTATCTCACCTATCCACTTGACTCCGAGAGCCACGCTTACAAACATAAAGCTGAACACAAGGACCATGTTAAGTGTTGTTCCATCCATGATTACTTCCTATGTTTAACAAGGGTGAGTTTACGGGTGCAGGGGTCAAACTTAATAAACTGCACTCCAAGTTTCTTTTGCGTAGGTGTTCGACTAGGTAGGTTTGTATTTTTACCTTCCATCTTGACATCAAATAGGTAGACTTCACCATCCTTAATGCCAACAACATCCACTGCTCCTGTAGAACCAGCGTTATAGAAAACTTCAAAGCCTTCATCCCATAACCAAGTGATTGCATACAGTTCTGCCACATCTCCTAAACGACTCGGACTAGTGAGTCTCTGCCCAACTTCTGCCGACATCGAACTCTGAGTCGAGAGGACATTTGAATCCATACTTTTCTTCGGTCTTTTTAATAGCCTTTTTAGTGATTTCACCTATGTCATCCTCCAAGCCTTCCTTAACAATGATTTGCACTTCATCGTGTACAAACGCCACTATCGCAACTTCTTCTGTAGTGTAGCCTTTAGCACGTATCATCTGCTCTATTGTTCTGTACCAATACTTACAGACAATAGCTCCAGCAGACTGAAGCAGTGTGTTTAATGCTGCATGGGGATGACGTATAGGGATAAGCCTACCGTCTAAACCTTTAATAAACTTCTCACCATGCTGTGTTTCTAGTCGTAACTTAATCGCTTCCGTTAACTTCTTGAGAGCTGGTGTCTTAGCTAAGAATCGTTTCTTAATCTGTCCACCTTCCTTTGCTCCCTTACCAATGATCTCTCCGATCTTCTCATTCCCTGCTCCGTACAAGAAACCATAAATGAATGTCTTTGCTTGTGGGCGTGTAGCCAGTCCCGCTGCATTCTGGTTTGCTGTATGAATATCACCCTCTAATATTTCTTTGCCGTACTTACCACCGTCATACCTTGACATATAATGGGCAAGACATCGTAACTCTAAACCACTAGCGTCTGCCCCCAACAAGGAGTAACCCTTCGGGGCATGAAATAGTTTGCGACATTCCTCCCCAAAGGCGGCTGTTCCGCTTGGTACTTGAGCGACATTAGGATCACTATGTGTACAACGAGAAGTAACAGCACCCATGTGATTAACTCTACCGTGTATTCGTCCTTTCCTTTCAAGCTTGAGCCATGCTTGTTTACCATTTCCTAACTGTCCTAATCTTTTGTTTAGCATTAAGAACTCTGTCAACAACCTAGCTTCAGGCATCTCAATCCCTGCTAGAATTTTTTCATCAACTTTTGGCTCTCCTGATGGAGTGTGCTCTTTTGGTGTCCAACCCTTTTTCATAAGCCTATCGGCAATCTGCTGTCGTGATGCAGGATTAAAAGGTATTGTCTTTGTTTTTGTTTTCAGCTCAACTATAGTTGGTTCTAAGGTGTTAACTAATTCTGTTTCAATCTCTAGCTTCCTAGCTGAGAGCTTCGTATATAACTTTTGTGCAGCTTCTACATCAAACGGGAAGCCGATGTTCTGTTGTTGTAATAACAGCCTAGCCATCTCATGCTCTAGCTGCATAGGTTCTTCTGGGTATCGCTTGCGCTGTATTAATTCGTACAGCTTAACATTCAGTGCTACATCCTGCGCGCAATACTCTAGCATCTCAGGTGTAAACTCAGACCAAGCGTCTTCCTGTTCACCGTAAGCACCTTTGTTGTAGTTGAGGCGTTGTCCCCAAGCCTTAAGAGAATGTGAACCTATTGATCTATTATCCACTGTTCTCTTCAAAATGTCTTTTTCTTTTAAGTTGGGATATATTAACCGAGAAGCCACTAGCGTATCAAACGCCTCACCTTTATAATCAAAGTCATATAACTTTTTTAATACTGGTAAGTCATAGCCTATGATGTTGTGACCACCTATCTCTGGTGACTCTCTTAATAATGCAACACCTTCCTTTAACGTGTCTCCAAAAAACTTAAACTGAACACCTGTCTTTGTACACTGTGTAACTATACAATGTACCTTTGTTACTTCATCAAGTAACCCGTCTGTTTCTATATCAAATATTAACATATATCCTCTCGCTGGAGTGATTAAAATGGTACATCAAATTCCTCTGACATACGCCCTGTTTGGTTATTGAAGTGAAGCTGTCCTGCTACACCTGTATCACCAGACCATCTGTTCTTTAGAATACGAACAGTAGTCGTGTTGCTTGTCTCAGCGTCCTGCTGATTTCTTTCTAAGCCAATTACAATATCTGATAGTTGAGCAATAGCCGCTGACCCTCTTAGCTGCGATAGGGATGTCATAATCCCTTCTTCGTGACCTTTGTCACCACTTGGTCTGCGTAAGTGCGATACAACAATCAAACCTATACCTAACTCTTCAGTTAGCGATCGTAAGTTTGTCATCATGTTATCGATGATACGTCTCTCATCACCGCCCTCGATACCTGATACAACAATACTGATGTGGTCCAATATAATGTACTGGCAACCACACCCTCTTGCAAGGTATCGAATCTTACCCAATAGGTTATCGCTCTCAGTCGATCCCCAATGGTCATACATAAACACACGCCCTGTACCTAGAGTTGCATCAAAGGCTTCTCTAAGCTCCTCTGTAGGGACTTCTTCAAGATGTACTGGCTTACCTAGGTGTAAG